AGTTTGTACCTAAATTTAATTAAAGATGTTTTAGATGAGCTAAATTTATTAGACCATGCAAGTAATAAGCTTGGAAGCCAGCAAGGGGCAGAAGATTTAATAGCAGAGAAAGGGAGTGTTTTATTTTTAATTGATGAGTTTGCTAAGTATATGACCTCATTAAAGAATGAAGATTTAAATGCAAACCAAAAAGCTGTTAAGGACTTTTTTTTGGAGATTATTACCGCTACTGGCAGTTATTTTATGACCACCCAAACTAGAGCTCACAGAAAGCAAACAATAAAAGATCCTAATATTAGCACATTTGGGCTTGGTGTAACAAAAGATATGGCAAATTGTTTTAGCTCTAAAGAATTTAGTGAGGGGTTAGTGACCCGCTTTTTAATTGTGCAAAGCGAAGCAAAAAAGGTTAGGCAAAAGCCAAAAAGAGAGATAAGCGAAGCGGTCTTAAATGAGCTTAAAGATTTAGTTAATGGCGGGTATTATGGGAAGCTTAAGAGATTGAAATGCTTAGAGAAAAAGTTAAAACAAGAGCAAGCAGTATTAGAAGAGGAAAGCCAAGACCTAGAAGCAATCCAGGAGCTTAGTCATAAAATTGATATGGTAAAAGCAGGGCTTTCAGAGCCAAGCACACCAGTAAGTGTGGACATTGATGCTTTTGAGGAAGCCATGACTGAAATAGAAAACAAGTTAGGGGCTGATAAAGCAAGTGGGAAGGCAGTAGTGGCTAGTAGGATAATAGAGCATGCTAAGAGGCTGATTTGTGCTTTAGGGGTAGAGAATAAGGATTTTGTGTTAAAGCTCATACAGAGCTATTTTGAGAGCCTAAGCCAAGCATATGACTTATTTTGTATGACTGAAGAAGGACAACTAGCAGATAGGATTTTAAATAGTTGTATTAGTTATTGTAAGAGTAAGGGAACTAAAACAGTAACATTAAGCGCTCTTTATAAAGGATATAGGTACTTAAACAGCTATGATTTAAAAAGAGAGATAGTTCCAGCGCTTCAATTGCTTCAAGCTAAAGGAGAAATTAGGCTTGAAGTGCTAAAAGGGTGCAAATATAAGATTGAGCCACTCTAATTCTGCACTTGCAATAAATTTTTAAATAATGTATAGTAAAAACAATGAGTTACAGTACTTTTTTAGGTAATAATCTGCAGTTTTTCTGCAATAAAATCTGCAACGACAATTTATGTAAGTGGTTGTTGTTATTACAAAAAAGTCAAATTCTGCAATGTCTGCAACGAGTTTTAATTTTTAAGAAGCTTAAAAACAATAACCAGGGAATCCGTTGCAGAGATTGCAGAAACTAATAATATCAACTACTTACAGCATAGCTGAAAAGGTTAAGTAGTTGTAATTATTAAGATACTACATTGCAGACATCATTACGGCACATTGCAGACTTTTTATAAGTCCTTTAATACCCTTTTGTGCTTTTTACCCTATATATAGAGAGAAGAGAGAGAGAGAGAGAGATAATATAATAATATATAGTAGTTATAATATAACGATATTTTATAAAACATAGTTTCTAGTTTTATTTTTTTATTATATTGATTAGACTTGAGGAGCGTGTTATACAACGACCATGACCATGAACAAAAAAGAATTTTTAAAGATGGATATTATAGAGAAAACTAAGCTTATTGATCCATTATTTTCAAAAGCCATGACTAAAGTAAAAAATCAAACAGAGTTGGCTAGGGCTTTAGATGCTAAGCCAGCAGAAATAACAGGTCTTAAACATGGCTTTAGCTCATACCCGCTTTATTGCAAGATTTTAAAGTTTTTAGATTTGGATAGTAAAGAAGAAACTTTTTGTTGGACGAGAGAAGAATTTAAAAATTTAGCGCCTGAAGATAGGCGGGTGTACTGCTTTGAAGCGGTAAAAGAGCTTGTTAGTGAGTTTGGGAGCCAGATGGCAGTAGCGCAGCGGCTTGGAACTTACCAAAGCAAAGTAAGCGCAGCGGGTAAAGGTGTATGCAGCTATAGCTTTTATTGTGATTTAGTGAGGCTTATACATGAATAATTGGTACACATGGCTTCAGGCCTATGAAAATGGCTTGTATGAGCAATTTAAATATTTTTGGTGTAAAGGTAGGGGTGAAATAATAATGGATTCAGGGGCTAATTTAAGCCATTTAGACCATGAGTATCGGAGCGAGCTATTAGTGAAGCCAGTGAGGGTTGTCAACTAGGTTAATAAAAACTCTGGGTTGTACGGAGTATAAAGGGTGCATGATTCTGATAGCCACTACAACGCCGAATCTGACTGCTAGGAAAGACTGGCGTTTTTATAAGAGGAGATATGGAAAATAAGAAACATAAAGAATTAATAAACTTATTAATTAAATATCAGGAAGTAGTGGAAAGAGCATTTTTATTGAAGTACCAGAAGAATGCAGAGGGTTACAAAGATAAAGGGAACGCATTATATGATTTTGATATTATGGACGGTATTGTAGCAAAAGAAATTATGGATTTTGAAATAGAGCAAAGAGAGAAAAATGAGCAAAAAACAAATTGAGATACTGAAAGACTTGAAAGATGTTTTTGAGAAGCATGATATTAGTTTTGATGCAATCCCAACGCCTCGATTCTTATCTATGTAAAACCAATCGAGCAAGAGCCAAAGCCAAATTTAGAATTATTAGGGAGTGAGGAATGAATAGAATACTACAAATTGGAAGTATATATGGATGTAAAATATTATTAGAAGGCAGTGAAGATAATAATGTTTATATTACAGCATCCATATTACAAAAGATTTTACACAATGGTTTGCAAATGCAGATGATTAATACAGATAGAAGATTTAAAGACGGTGAGGAAGTAACAGTAATGGAGTTTGAATTATGTGAAAAGGATTTACGAAAGGATGAGGATGATGAGTAATATCGGGCTTTACATAATAGAACTAATTGGGCTTTATTTAGCTATTTTAGTGGCTTACGATTTATTTTGGCCAAAGGCAAAGAGAGATGAGCAAGAGTTGTATTATGATGATATTTATAGCTTGCGCGAAAGTGAAAGGCTTGAGCGCTTTTTGGGAAAAAAAAATGATTAGATGGATATTTAAAAATAATAAAAAAGAAAAAGCTTTAGAGCAAATTGCGCTTGAAGAAAAGATTTTAAAATTATCACATGAAAATATGATGCTAGAGCTTAAGCTTAAAGCGCACCAGGCGCTGCAAAAAGAGCTAGGTGAGCAAATAAAAGCGGAAAGGCAGTTTAAGGCTGATTTGAAGTTAATTAAATGAAGTATTTATTATTATGCTTTTTATTTTTAATTGGATGCGGTGGGAGTAGTTCAGGCCAGCCATGCAACGGCAAAGAATGTGCAGTAGGAGTGAGATTAGTTCATATTCAAAGTGAAAAATCATTTAATTATCAAGATGCAGAAAAGATAGTGGCACTAGCAATAGAATTTCTTAACGCTAATACAACACTAGACTTGGTTTATAAAGGTGGTGAATCAATAGCCGATCCTTTTCCTGGAACAGCAACGCTAGAAAATTGGTTAAAAGGAAGTGTTAGATTTAATAAACTTAGATTATTTTTATCAAGAAATAATATCGGTAGTAACTTCAAAAAAAGAGAAATTACTATAATCATTGACCAGCCATTAGTAGATGAAAACGGAGTTATATATACGGCAGGTAGAAGTAATATTTGTAATTTATATAAAAGGGGATTAATTAGCTTAACTTATGCAACACCGTTCACTAATAACGATCCAAATGCAGGAAGTTATGGTAGAACAAAAGAAGAAATGATAGTGCGAAGTGCGAACACAACGACACACGAAATAGCACATGGACTAGGAGCAAGGCATAAGGAATGTGAGGATTTACTTTGTATTATGTTACCCTACTCAACTAGTTTAGTTCACGAAGGATTGTTGGGGTTGTTTTATGTACTTCCAGAAACTAATAGAGAAACAGAAGTTTGCACTAGGAGAGAAACAAGGAGAGAGATTTTGTTTTGCAGACGTAACACAATGACCAGAAAACAACTTAGAAATTGCAAGCGTAAACGCAAGATAAAAAATATTCGTTTAAGGGATGTAAAATTTAAAGAGAATCAATTTAGAAGTATTGAACATGATAATCATATTGGTTGTAATTTAAGGAGGGCATAATGGACTACAAAACAAGCAAATTTTCATTAACCGAAATCGAGCAAAATTTAAGAACAGGTTTAGTTGAATTAATTAGAAGCCATGTTGAAGAACGTGGAATTAGTCGAGAGTCACTAAATAAAGTTTTAGACAGCTTAGAATTTGTTTTAGATGATTCTAGGTTTGAACAAAAAGAATTGTTTTCAGATGATTTGCAATCAACCGAAATCGTATTTGTTAGAGGGATAGTGAAGAGTTCCAAAGTAAGTTAAAGTTAATTAAATGAAAAAAATAGCACCAAAAAATAGCTTTCAGCATCAAACATTTGTGAAAATAACACCAGAAAAAGCACTATTAATAGAAATATTAAGAAGAGCAATTAATGATTTTGTTTGGCATTGTGGGCTAAAAAGAAGCGATGCTAAAACTCATGAGATACAAAGGAGCGCTAGACTTTGGCTTTTTGGCCCTGAAAGTCACCCGCTAACACCCTTTAGCTTTCACTGGATTTGCCAACACTTAGACCAATGCCCCAGGACAATTAGAAAAAGAGTGCTATGCTTGGCAAAAACATTAAAAAAAGAAAAGCACAGTTTAAGTAAACCGCTTACTTGCAAGCGAGTGGATTTGCATGAGCACTTTAAATAACTTTGACAATTAAAAAAGGAACTTATGAGCCAAGGAGAGGAGTATAAACCAACAAAAGAAGATGAGGCACTAATTAGAAAGTATGCTAATGAGGGGATGCCCGCACAATTAATTTGCTATAAACTTGGCAAGTTTACATCCGTTAATACTCTTAAAAAATATTTTGCAAAAGTGTTAGATCAAGCAAAGCTGGTTCAAGAGTATGAAATGGGCAAAAATTTATATACTAGAGGAAAGGAAGGGGATAACACCGCTGCTATTTTTTGGCTTAAGACGCAATGTCCTGATAGATGGAGAGAAACCCAACACATTGTGCAAGAGAATGCGCACAAGTTTATTAGTAATGAAGTTTTAAGTGATGAAATGTTTGAAAAAAAATATTTAATAGATGACGAAGGCAAAAATAAATAGAGATGAGATAGCTTGGAGTCCACAGCCGAAGCAGAAGATTTTGATTGATTGCCCTTATAGGGAGGTGCTTTTTGGAGGGGCGCGCGGCGGGGGAAAAGTAGTGGTATCTTAGGCAAATATGGGATTAAAGCGTTAAGATACCGATACACCAATGCTATTTTTTTTAGAAAAGAACTTCCACAAGCAGATGATTTAATTGAAGATGCTAGAGCTATTTATGAACCGCTTGGTGCTATATGGCGCGACCAGAAAAAAACATTTGAATTTCCAAATGGAAGCAGAGTTAGGTTTAGACCACTTGAAAATGAAAGGGATGCAGAAAAGTATCAAGGACAATCTTTAACAGATTGTGCAGTAGAAGAAGCTGGAAACTATGCAGATCCAAAACCTATAGATAAATTATTTGGTGCTTTACGTTCAAAGCATGGAGTACCTACACAGCTGATTATGACAGCTAACCCAGGTGGTGTTGGGCAATTGTGGATTAAAGAAAGATTTATAGATCCAGCGCCTTTGGGTATGAAAACATTAACCCGCGAGCTTCCAAACGGACAAAAGCATAAGTATATCTACATACCTTCAAGGGTTCAAGATAATCAGATACTACTACAGAATGACCCAAACTATATTAATAATTTATATTTAGTAGGTAGTAAGGAGCTTGTAAAAGCTTGGCTTGAAGGTTCGTGGGATGCAATAGAGGGCGCTTACTTTCCAGAGTTTAGTGTTGATAGACATGTAATAAAACCTTTTAAAATACCAGAAAGATGGAAGCGTTATATAGGCTATGATTGGGGATATTTTAGCGATAGTGCTTGCGTTTGGATAGCTATTAGTGATGGTAGAGATGATAATGGAGAGAAAGTTAAATATCCAAAGGGGAGCGTTATAGTTTATAGAGAGTGGATAGAAAGCAAGCTAAGCAATGAGGATCAAGCAAAAAAGATATTAGAATTATCACAAGGTGAGGAAATAGAAATAAGGGCAGCAGACCCTAGCATCTTTGCAAGTCAGGGCGGGCCAAGTATAGCGCAGCAAATGCAAGATTGCGGGCTAACTTTTCATAAAGCAGACAATGCTAGGGTTGCTGGCTGGTCTCAATTAAGACGGCGCTTAAATCCAGGGGAGGGCCTAACACCTATGATTTATTTTTTTGATGCTTGTACCACTGCTATAGAAGCAGTTGCAGTAGCGCCAGTTTGTAAAAAAAATGCTGAAGATTTAGATACAACATTCCCCAATGACCATGTTTTGGATTCCGTTAGATACTGCCTAATGGAAAACCTAGTAGAATCAAGCTTTCAAGAACCTAAAATACATGCTACTATGGGAACGATTAATATTAATAATTTAGTTCAAAAGCACAAAGCGAAAAACAGAAAGTCTAAAATATAATGCAAAGTTATAAAAAATATACGTTCGGTTATTGGGAAGAGGAACTAAGAAAGTCCAAAGAAGATAGAGAGCAGTTTGCAAACGATGCAAAGCGCTCAATTAATTTATATAAGAAAAAATACAAGCTAGATGACTGTGCTAGAACCATGGGCATTTGGTGGCAAACTGTAAATACTCTATTACCCGCTTACTTTTCAAAAATACCAAAAGTAAATGTTGAGCTTAGAAAGAAAAGAGGAGGCGAGCTTGAAAGGTTAGCAGCGCTTGCATGGGAAAACTCTATACAATACACGATAGAAGAAGATTTTGACTTTTATTCAGTTGGACACCCAAGTGTTTTACAGTTTATTTTAGCAGGACAAGCGGTCTTATGGGCTAGATATGAAGCAGAGTTTGAAAAAAAGCCATATAAGTATGCTTTAAATGATGAAGATGAGCGTGAAGGTGCGTATGAAGAGAACGGTGTACGCTATATTGAAGAAGAAATAGATGAAGTCACTAGTGAGAAAGCAGTATTAGATTTTATAGGTTATCAGGATTATAGAGAAAGCATAGCGCGAACTGATAATGAGATAAGTTGGAGAGCTAGGCGGGCTTTTATGAGTAGAGAGCAAGTAAGCTCAAAATTTGGTGAAGAAGAGGAAAATAAATTTAATTATAATAGCTATCCAGATGACATTAACGCAAAAGATGTAGAGCAAAAGTATGAGGGGAAAGCAGCAGTTTGGGAAATTTGGTGTAAAGATACAAATAAAGTTTATTTTTTGCATCATGGTAAAGAAAAGTTTTTAAAAGAAAATGGTGTGCCAGTTAGCTTTAATAACTTTTGGCCTTGTGTGGTCTTAAATGCAAACAGTGACCCTGATAGCATTACACCATTTGGTGACTATGTAGAGCTAGAAGATTTAATTTTAGAAGTTGAGCGCTTAACCACTCGAATTCATGCAACACTGCAAGCAATTAGAGCAAACTTTATGTATGATAAGGCTTTAGGTGATAAAATTGAAGATATTTTATCAGATGACTTAAAGGGCATACCAGTTAATAAACCTACAGCAAATAAAACACTAGCAGATAGCATAGAGTTTTTAAATGTAGACCCTTATATAAAAACATTAACAGTATTAACGCAAAGTAGAGAAACAGCACTAAACAAATTATATGAAGCTTGCGGGGTTAGTGATTTAATTAGAGGAAATTCAATTGCAATTAAAACAGCTACAGCTAACCAGCTTGAAGCAAATTACAGTAGTTTAAGATTTTCAGTTAGAAGAAACCAAGTAGCTAGGTTTTTTATTGATGCTATAGAGAAAGTTGCACAAATTGTTGTTTCAAAATTTTCAGATGAGCACCTATATTTAATTTGCTTTGGAGAAGAACTTGCACAAGAAATTCCAGACCCAGCACCGCAAATGATTCAAGGCCCACAAGGGCCTGTGCCAGTGCCAACGCCGCCGATGCCACCCGCAGTAAAATTTCAAGCAATCTTAGAGCTTCTTAGAAGTGATGTTATTAGAAACTTTAAGTTAGATATTGAGTCAGACAGTTTAACACAATTAGACCAGCGTGGAGAGCGCCAAGAGCGTGTGGATGTTATGGCTTCAAGTGGGCAATTCTTACAGCAGCTGCAACAATTAATAGCACAAGCACCAAGCACAGCAGATTATGCTAAGTCAATGTTTAAATTTGTAATTAGAAGTTATGAAGCTGGAAAGGAAATAGAAGGCGATATGATGAAAGCTTTAGACGCT